TTATTGTGAGTCTAACACTATATGAGTTGAAAGGGGAGATAATGGAATTTGATATGTGAGATAAGCTGAATAAAATCCATTTAGGCGTTAGTTTAGTGCTTATGAAACAGTTGGAAGATGATTCAATTGACTTAGTTGTGACAGATCCGCCTTACGATATGAGCAACAACGGAGCTGGATATTCTAAATTATTACAAAACAGAGCTTTAAAGTTAGCACAATCAATAAATCATATTACAGATGGCTTTAACATTGATGAGCATTTGAGAGAATGGGAGAGAATACTTAAAAAATTCAATGCTTTTATTTTTTGTAGCAATAAGCAAATAAGCGAACTAATGCAATGGGGAGAAAGCAATGACTACTCCACAACTCTTTTAGTGTGGCATAAAACAAATGCGACACCATTTTGCAATGGAGTATGGCAGAGCAATTTAGAATACATAGTACATATTAGAGAAAAAGGGGCAGTGTTTCAAGGAGGCTTAAAAGAAAAGAGCAAGACATTTATAAATCCAGCGGTAATAAGCGAGTTTGACCATCCAACAGTTAAGCCATTAGACCTTATAAAGAAATATATCAAAATAGGAAGTAATCCAACAGATATAATACTTGATCCATTCATGGGTTCAGGTACGACAGCAAACGCAGCAATCCAACTAGACAGACAGTTTATTGGCTACGAAATAGAGCCAAAATACCACGAAATAGCGTGTGAAAGAGTGGAGAGAGCCAAAGGGAATTTCGGTTTATTCGAGGGGTTATGAGATTAAGTAAATTTAAGCTATAATGATAACACCAAAAAAAGGAGAGCAAGATGCCAGAAGAAGAAGTAGAAGTAGAGGGATTAGCACCATTCACGCTAGAGGATGCACAAGAAGATGAAAAGGCTTGTATGCTTTGCGAGCATTATGACACATGCCCGATAATCAGGTTTGTGAATAAGTTGTCTCAAAAGAGGGACGGAAGAACAGCGGAAGCAGAGTATAGCTGTGTAATCTTTCAAGATAGAAGCGATGAAGAAGAGGTGCAAACATGAAAAAAATACTATTAGTATTAATTGCATTTACAACAATAGTAAGTGCGGGCAATTGGATTGTAGGTGCAGACGCACAGCACAGTAGAGTAGATATCTCAGCAGACCTCAGCGGTTTAACAGCAAAGGGTGACACTATGTCAAAGTCTATTCGCTTCAAGGGTGGATATCAGTTTGAAAATGCAAGAGTTTTGGGTTACTGGCAGTTAGAGAAATACGATGACGGTGTAGTATTCAACACAGAGGGCAACGCTGTATCGTATGGTGTAGAAGCTGATTATGTACACAACTTAAATGAGTATGTAGGTTTATACGCAGGTGTAGCACTTGGAGCAGGAAACAAAGACTTAGGTACTAATCTCTTAGGCGATTCTAATCATAAGTTTAGAGACTCAGCAATAAGATCAGGTGGACTTATTAAGTTTGGTGAAAATCAAATCGAAGTAGGTGCAGAACTAAAGAAGCGAGAATATGATAGACTTACTTATGGCGGTTACACGCTGGACATAGATGAGAACATTATAAGCTTTTACGCAGGGTTTAACTTTAGTTTATAATAAATGGAGCATATTTCGGTATGTTCTGTTTAGTTATAAAGGATAAAGATGAATAAAGTAATAATAGGGGTAGTAGCCTCACTAACAACACTATTTATAGCATGGCTAAGTTACACAGTATATGATACAAGCGTAAAGGTCGCAGTGATAGAGAAAAGCATAGAACAAATCTATCCAGCGTTACAATATCTAAGCGAGAAGAAGCAAAAATGAATAGTAAAGAAAAGAAGTATCAAAACTCTAAGCCATATTCATTCAAGGACTTAGAGTTAAGCCTAGTTTCAAAGCGTAGAGAAGTAGAGGTGCTACAAAAAGCATTAAGGCAAGAGATAAGAGTAAGTGCAGGGCTTAGGTTAGATATCAGGCGATTGACAGAAGCTCATGCACCTTTGGACAGGAGAACATAATGAAATATGCAATAAAGGCAGAGTTTAGACAAACAAACGAAGATTTAATTATTTTAGACATGCCAAATGCTGAGGGGCTAGATAATCCAGGTATCATAGCACACATAATAGAATGGGCGAAAGATAACATTGAGTTTAAAATTAGAGCGATTCAAGAACATAAGGTTGCAGAGTTCAATATAAAAAAGAAAACCAATGGCTAGACTAACTAATGCAGATAGAGAGTTGATTCTTGCAGACTATCATACAGGGCATTATACACAGAGAGAAATGGCAAAAAAATATGATGTTAGTACCGCTACAATAAACAAGCTTACAAAGGGAATAGAGGCGAAATATAAGGAAAAAGTAAACACGATAGTTTCGACCACAGCGGAAATATACAGCGAAAGTGAACAAAATGAACATGAAGTGAACGCTGTTCAGTTTGTAGTAGAAGAAAAAACAAAGCATTTAAAACTTATCAATGACAATGCTACTAAGTTAGCAGGTAAGTTAAACGCTATGGCAGATGAGATATCAGAACCACAAGACCTTAAGCACTTAGTAGATGCAAACGATAAACTAGCAATCACTCTAAAGGTAGCAGAGAGACACGCACCAAAGGCAGTAACAGCAATCCAAGTTAATGATACTAAAGAAGTTAAGACAGGTGTAGGTGAGTTGTATAAGGCGATAAACGAATAAAGGATGATGAGATGAATACAATGGAAGAATTAAGGAATCAATTAGCTGAATCTTTCTCACTTCAAAAAGATACAATAATAAAAGATGCAATTTCTTATGCTTTAGGCAGAGATGATTGGGAATTAGAGGAGATAATAAACAGATGTGCGGTACAAAAATTTACACACAATAAAGAAGAGACTTTTTTATTTGATAATGTGCCATTAATAACATTCTTGCCAATGGAATTTAGTAATATTGGTAGTAAAATGAGCATAAGCACACAGTATAGAAAGTTATATAATGAGTAACCTCACTTGCATAGACGGATTAAAGCCATTTTGGAGAAAGCCCTCCAGGATTAAAGTCCTATATGGAGGCAGGGGAAGCGGTAAATCATACAGTGCTGCAACTCATGTAATGATGTCCTCTAGGGAAGTAAAACTAAACATACTCTGTCTAAGACAACTACAAAACTCTATCAAGCAATCAATCTACACACTAATCAAAGACCTTATCTATCAAGAGGGCATACAACACGAATTTCAATTCACAATAGCAGAGATAAGACACTTGCGTACCGGTTCAGTGTTTAAGTTTATGGGTATCAGTCGCAATGTAGACGAGATTAAATCAACAGAGAATATAGATATTTGCTACATAGAAGAAGCCCACGCACTCAGCAAAGACCAATGGGATATAATCAGCCCTACTATTCGTAAGGAACACTCAGAGATAATCATTCTGTTTAATCCACAGCATCGTAATGACTTTGTATTTCAGCAGTTTATAGAGAAGCCAAGCAAGAACTCAATAGTACGCAAGATAAACTATGATGAAAACCCTTATCTATCTGACACTATGATGAATGTGATCCAGGAAGAAAAAGAAAAAGACATAGAAGAATACAATCATATCTACTTAGGAGTGCCAAGAGAGGGAGATGATAGAGCCTTATTCGCCTATAATGATATTGAATCAGCAATGGATGATGACTTCACAGGAGTTGATACATCAGGAGTATGCAGTATCGCAGCAGATGTAGCTAGGTATGGTAGAGATAAAAGTGTTACAAGTGTTAGAGAGGGGCATAGAATACACTCACTTCAAGAGTATAAAGATTATAATACTATGGAGTTTGCAACAGTTATCAGTAATGACTATTCAAGAGGAATCAGCAAAGATGCAGTGTTTGTAGATACTATTGGAGTAGGAGCAGGTGTATTTGATAAACTGTTACAAATGGGAGTGCGTGGTGTAGTCGAAGCCAATGTATCTATGAAAGCAGAAGAGACAAAAGTATATCAAAACAAACGAGCAGAAATGTACTTTAATCTTAAGAAGTTTGTGGAGCAAGGCGGTAAGCTACCAAATGATAAAGAACTCAAAGAGGAACTACTTGCACTTAAATATTTCTATAACCCTACAAGCGGAAAGATACAACTGATAAGTAAGGATGATTTAAAAGAAGAATTAGGACGAAGCCCGGATAAGTCAGATAGTGTAGCACTCCATTTCTTTAGAAGAGTAAGACCGGTAAGTATGAGAACTCAGAACCAACAGCAAGGTAGAACAGATGATTGGAATATCTATGACTAAAGAGAGATTTAGTGAGATTTTTAGATCAACAGCACAACAATGTATGGGTGATGTTGATGACGAATTAGCCATTTTCTTCAAAACTGACTACAAAATCATCGAATTAAATGGAAATGGAGCGTTAGGATACTCAGAAACTGACGATTTCTATTTCATTTGGCTTGTAAATACTGATAAATTGTTATCAAATGCGAAAATAGTGTATAATATCGTAAAGGAATTATCGAAAGATAAGCCAGTTCTTTACAGTGGAGTCGAAGATTTCTATAAAAATAACTCTATTAAGTTAAGAAAAGACCTTTACCAGATTAAAATAGGAGAGAGTAATGAACTTTAGATTATTGAGAAGTATAAATGGTGAACAGCCTGATGTATATAGACAAGGTGGTGGAGGCTCAATCTTTAGTGCAGTAGACACACTATCAAGAAACCCATTGCAGAGCATGGCATTCGTTGCTGATCCTGGAGGACTCGTCCACACATCAGAAAATGAACAAGTCGCAGCGCTTCAAGCTAAGTTAGATGTCGGAGGATATGGAGCAAAGACTGAAATAGCAGCAAGAGAAGCTGAGAAAGCAGGTAAGAAGCAAGAAGCTTTAGTTAAAAAACAAGAAGCGAAAATAGAAGCAGAACGCAAGAAGCAACAAGCAGTTATTGATGAGCGTGCTACCCGTATGGCAAAGAATCAACTATTATCAGGTAAAGAAACAGGCACAGGCGATTTAAGTAGCCTACTGAAAGGCTAATCATGTATAGAAGCAATGAGCTAATAAAGCTAACTAAGGGCGATAGTGAAATCCAAATCAATCCCAATACGGAGTTTAACAGTATTCCGGCAGGGTACAAGGTGTGGAACTCAGCAATCATTCTAAAAGATGAGAAAGTAGTTTTACTCTTAAAGCCAGGGCAAATCACAACTGAACTCAGAGGCGAGAAGAAGCGTCCTATTAGAAGAAGAGTAGGAGCGTAAAATGGCAGAGAGTTACAATCAGATAATCAAACGCTTTGAATCCGCAAAGGCAAACAAGCAGACATGGGAGACTCATATTCGTGAGTGCTACCGTTATTTCATGCCAGAGCGCAACACAATAGACGAAAGACAGAAAGGTGCTAAGAAGAGAGAGTATGTATTCGACTCAACAGCACAAGACAGTTTAGAGGATTTCGCAACTCGTATGGAGTCAGAACTAATCCCAAGCAATGTTAATTGGATGAAGCTAGAATCAGGCTCAGACATTCCAAAAGAGAAGCAAGACCAAACCAATGAATACTTAGATGAAACAACTGACACAGTATTTGGTCACATTAGATCATCAAACTTTGCATCACAAGCTCACACTGCATTTTTAGACTTAGGCATATCTACCGGTGCGCTTATTGTCGAAGAGGGTGACGGGATACAGTCTAATCTAAACTTTAGATGCGTATCTTTATCTGAATTAGTACTAGAGCAATCACAGCAAGGGATAGTTAAAACGGTATTTAGAGAGTTTAAAATGCCAGTATCCGACATAAAACAAGTATATCCTAAAGCTAAATTAACTATGAAGCTGAAAGAATTGGTAAAAAACAAACCGTCAGAGGAAGTCACACTCATCGAGGGAACGATATTTGACGGTAAGATGTACGACAATGTAGTAATGTATCCCGAAAACAATCACTTCCTGATCCAAGAGAAAATAGAATCAAGCCCGTGGGTAGTTTTTAGAGAATCTACAATCCCTGGTGAAACATACGGTAGAGGTAGAGCAATGACAGCACTGCCAGACACTAAGACGCTTAACTTAATGGTAAGAGATTATCTTAAAGGTCTTGCATGGTGGAGCAACCCGTCATTCACAGCAACAGATGACGGCATAATTAACCCGTACAACTTTAGATTACAGCCTGGACAAGTTCACGCAGTAGGAAGTAACGATAACGCTAACCCTACACTAAGACCAATGGATGTTGGTGGAAGCCCACAGATTGCAATGGATGCGATTCAGCGTTTACAAGAAGCGGTAAGACGCGTAATGATATCAAGACCGTTTGGTGATTTTAATCAAGGTCCAGTAAAATCAGCAACAGAATTTGCAGGGCATCAAGCAGAATTAGCTAAGACTTCACTAGGAGCAGCAAGCCGTATCCAAAACGAACTATTGGAAGCATTAGTAGCAAGATGTGTTTACATTCTTAGAAAAGCAGGGAAAGTCGCAGACTTTAGAGTAGACGGCAAAGAGGTTAAGATTAAATACACTTCACCAGCGGCACGGATGCAAGATGAGCAAACACTAGCAGCAATGGGTAGAGCAATGGAATTTTTTGCATTGCTGCCTCCAGAGTTAGTAAATAGTCAGATAAGAGTAGAGGACTTCCCAGGTGAGATAGTTGATGTATTAGGGCTTCCGTCCAAGTTTAAACGCTCAGACGATGAGAAGATGAAGATGCAACAGCAAGCTCAACAACAAGAACAGCAAGAACAACAAATGGCAGCAGCACAAGTTCAAGAGGAACAAGCATAATGGGAACATACGAAGATGATTTAGGCTTATTTGAAGAGAATGAGCCAGACACAAAGCGAAAAGAAATACAAAGCTTATATGAGGGTACATTTAACAATAAGTTAGGTGAAAATCTTTTAAAGCACTTGCACTCTCTATTTGTTGAAAGAGATATGTATAAACCGGGCATGACACTAGATCAAGTAGCATTTAGACAAGGCGAAGCAAGCGCGATAAAAAAAATACAAAAGGAGTTAGATTATGGCAGACCTACCGAATAGAGAACTGAACACTAAGTTAGCATCAGGAGAAGTTACTGTAATAAAGATAGGTGGAACATCAGCAGGAGATGCAATCCTCACAAGCGATGAGATAGAAAGCAAAATAACTACTTCTTTTGAATCATCAGACTTTGATGATGCAGTTGGAGCAGAGACAGAACTAACAGGGATCATGTCTATAGAGGATATTGTTGATTTAAACACTGATATCTCTAAGTTAGATATTCTCACTTTTGATTATTTTATTCAAGGTGTTAAGTATAACTACGCAGGAGGCACAGCGGTTAGTCCAACTATCGGAGCAGGGGATAGTTCAACATGGCAAGGCATTGATAGTGGAGGCTTAGTGTATAGTGCTGATAAATTTACAACAGAAGAATTAAAAACAATTCTTCCTTTAGCAAGACTTCAAGCTGTTCAGGGCGATTCAGGATCAGGAAGTGACTTGCAATCCCCAATTCATCTTACTTACTCAAAAAGTCAGGATGGATATATTGATAGAGAGTGGATAGAGAATTGCATAGGTGCTTTATATGCGAGTGGTGGGCTTTATACAGAGAGTTCTACAGCGCTACAAGTAAATCAATCAGCAGGAGCATTTCATAGCGCTCAAAGAAAACATATAGAAATATCAGCAGACACAGACATAGAAGCCTCAGCAGTTTATAATGTTTCCGGCACTCCTACACCACAAACAAGAGCAACTTTAGTAATCCCTAAGTATTATGATGATGATACAGATATAGTGGCACTTCCCACTAATAAGTATGTTTCTCATACATTACTAAGAAGCCCAAAAGCAGAAGATTTATTTTTCTTAGTTTATGGTAACGCTATCTATGACTCTCAGGCACAGGCAGAAGAAGCAAATGCTCAATATAGTGTTTTTCAAAGTCAAGCAGCTTCCGGACTAATAGCAGTAGCAAGGTTTATAGTTAAAGGTGACAGCACAAACATAGAAGCGATACAAGATGAAAGACCTAAATTCTTATTACAAGATGAATCAACAGGCACAGGCACAAGACCGTCCTCTTATGCTAGTGAGTATCTAACATCATCCGCAGAAACAACAATAGTTGCAGACGGAGTTTTTGTAAAAGCGGCAGGAACGACAACGGAAATAACAACATCAGCAGACTTTACAGCAGTTGGAAACAATAGATTTTTATATACAGGAACAATGAAAAGAAGATTTAAGGTAGAAGTTGTTTGTAGCATGACATCAGTAGGGAATAATCAAACCGTAAGAGGAAGATTTGCAATAGACGGTGTAACGGTTGCTCACAGTGAACAAGAAGCGGTGGGAGTAGGAACGAGAGTCGGGAGCATGGCACTAAGCAGTATGCCAGAGCTAGACGAAAATGAATATATAGAGTTTTGGGTAGCCAACATAGGAGCAACAAGTAATCTAACTGTTGATTATATGAATTTTAATCTAATATCAGTTGATTAATATCCCTCTCTGAGGGGTAACTTATAATACAGCGCAGTGTGTCATACCCTTGTACCTGCGTTGTATTATGCGTTACGTTATAAGCGCACATTTTAACACAAGGACACTTTGATGAGCGGAGAAACATCAAACCCTGCTGAAAGTACAGGGGAAACTACGATAGAGGTACCAACAGAGGGTACACCAACTACTTATCTACAAGGTAAATATGATTCAGTGTCAGCACTCGAAAAAGGTTATACAGAGCTACAGTCAAGCTACTCCAAGAAAACACAAGAGTATCAAGAAGCTATGTCCGGATTAACAGGTGCGCCAGAAGCGTATGAGTTTAATGAGGGTGTATCAATATCTGACGGCATGCAAAACTACGCAAGAGATAACAACTTCTCTAATGAAGCGTTAAACAATCTAGCGGAAGCATATCAAAGTGATAAAGCCGCAGCTAACGAAGCCTTTTATACAGAGCAAAGAGAGCTATTGGGCAAAGATGCAGATACAAGACTGACAAATGTTCAAGACTGGGCTAAAGCTAATCTAGGTGCTGATGTAATGGACACATTTAAAGGCATGATAAGTAGTGCTGCAAGTGTAGAGATGTTTGAAAACATAATGAAAATGAACTCAGGAACAGCACCGGCACAAGTTGCACAGCCTAAAACTATGGTGGATAAAGACACAATAACTAGCATGAGATTCGCTAAAGATGAGTTTGGACGCAGAAAAATGAGTAGCGACCCTGCTTATCGTGCTAAAGTCGAAGCAATGGAATCAGAGTATATTGGAGGCGGAGGGAAATTATAATCATAAAACTGTTTGTTTTTTATACAGTTCTATGGTATAATTGTAATCACGATATTTAAAACACCTACAACTTACAGACACCTCGCAAGAGCCTGACAGTTTTAGAAGTTTATAGCCGAAAGCTATGACCTCCTGAATTGTCAGGAGCTACCCTAAGCATGAAGCATAATTATCAAAACTTTAAAACAAAGGGGATATTATGTCTCAGAATCTATCAGCAGTACAGACAGAGCAATTTGATAGCGAAGTAAAACACGCATATCAGGGAGCAAAGACACTAAGAGAGTGTATCACATATAGAAGTGCAGAGGGCGGTAAGTATGACTTCCGTTTAATGGGTAAAGGTCAAGCAACTCAAAGAACAGGTGCATCAGCAGATGTAGTTCCAATGGGAATCTCTCATGGTTTAATCGTGGCAACACTATTAGATTTCGAAGCATCAGAGTACACAGATATTTACAATGCCGCAGCAGTAAACTTTGATGAAGTAACACAACTTGCTTCAACAATCGCAAACGCAATGGGTAGACGTGACGATCAATCAATCATTGACGCAATGGAAGCAGGCGCAAGTGCTACACCGGTTGGTGCAGGTACACAAACACTTGATTTAGCTACTATTACAGCAGCATCAAAAGCACTAAATAAAGTTGAAGCACCAATGGAAGATAGATTTATGGTTGTTCACGAGGGTGGATTAAATGACCTATTAAATGCTGAAAAAATCACAAGTGCAGATTACAACTCAGTGCGTTTACTAATGAGTGGTGAGATTGATTCGTTTATGGGCTTCAAATGGAAAATCATCGGCTCAGGTCGTGCAGAGGGTGGACTTCCACTAACATCAACTGTTCGTTCAGGTTTCGCATTTCATTCAGCAGCAGTAGGTCACGCAGTTGGTATTGACATGAAAACAGATGTTGATTGGGTTCCACATAAGAAATCACACTTATCAAGTGGTTCATGGAAAGCAGGTTCAGTTGTTATTGATGCTGAGGGTGTTATCGAAGTTAAATACTTAAATTCATAAGGAGTAAGCAATGGCTTATGACAGAAAAAATGTTTCAGGTTCAATAGGTGGTGGCTCAGGCGCACCTCAATTTTATACATTCAGAGATACAGGGAGTACTAAGGCAGCAATCGACACAGACGATTATTTCTTAGACCTTAACGATATCCTAAAGGTAGGTGATGCAATCTATTCACAAGGCTCAGACGGAGCTTGTCTATTAGCAGTTACAGCAGTTTCAGGCGTAACAGTTACAACAGAAGAAGCTACACTAGGTTAGTGATTACAGAGTCCTCTTAATTGAGGGCTTTACTAATTACTAAGGAGTAAACATGAGCGGACTTATATCGAGGGTACAACTTGTTAGTAATGCCTTACTTTTACTTGGTGGTAATACTATTTCATCTCTTACAGAAAACAACACAGGCGCAAAGCTTGGAGCAAACCTATTCGAGAATACTTATTTAAGTATGTTACAAAATCATAGGTGGAGATTCGCTGTAAAGACACAGGAATTAAACCAACTAGCAGCAACACCAAACACTGGTTTTAACTATGCGTATCAGATGCCTAATGACTTCTTATATACAATAAAAGGAAGCAGTAGCACTTATGAGGTGTACAATAAAGAGATACACTGTAACGATAAGACTTTTCAACTAGACTACATACATAGAGTATCAGAGGACTTATTGCCTCCTTATTTCGCCAAAGCATTAGAATATAATCTTGCAGTGCAATTTGCAATCCCTCTTACGGGAGATATGGCAAAGGGTGATTATTACGGGAAAGTACATAACGATGCTCTAAGAAAAGCTAAGTTTGCAGACAGTAGCCAATATCCAGAGGTAAGCGTGCAAGACCAGCCATACATAGATGCTAGATATTAAGTAGGAGGTGTGACATCGGAGTAGAATTTTTACAATCTAACCTATCAGGTGGAGAACTAGCACCAACACTTCACGCAAGAACAGACATAGATAAGTATGGAAGTTCAGTAGCAGAAGCTAAAAACATGGTTATTGTTCCGCAGGGTGGACTTAGACGCAGACCAGGTTTAGCTAAGACGGAGGACGGTCACTATACAGAAGAACTAAGAATAGAGCCTTTCATATTCAATCAAGAGCAAATGTATGTGTTGATATTTAGAGCAGGATTCATAGATATTATGAGAGATGGCGCACTTGTTAAAACGGGTGTAGTGCTTCCATTTGCTACAATAGAATTAATCAACGAATTAGACATCATACAGAGTGCAGATACAGTTATTATCACACACGAAACAGAGAATCCACAAAAGCTTGTAAGAGGTGCGACAGACGCAGATTGGACATTATCGGCAATTTCTTTAACTATCCCTGATTATGATTTTGGAAGTGGTGACGAGCCGGTATGGAGTGCAACAAGAGGGTGGCCAGGTGTTGCTACTTTTCGAGGTGGAAGATTATGGGTAGCAGGCTCAACAGAAAAACCAACATCAGCATGGGGAAGTAGAATCAATGACTACTGGGATTTCACATGGGTGGAAACAAGCGGAGTTATTCCTGACGATCATGGAATATTTGACACGATTGACACAGGAGAGTTTAATAAGATTATCAATATCTTTTCAGGGCGCAAACTTCAAGTGTTTACAACAGGCGCAGAATTTGTTAATGCCATTGAGCTCCCTACTCCGTCAGATTCAAGCTGGCAACAACAAACAGGATACGGCTCTAAAAGACTAAGACCTATACTAATAGACGGTGCAACACTCTATGTCGATAGTTCAAGCAGAACAATAAGACAATTTATATATGACTTCAATGAGGACGGTTTTGTATCTAACAACATCACACTACTAGCTTCTCATCTACTGACTGATATCGTATCACTAAAGGCTATCAAAGGTACGACACTTGATGTAAGCGACTATGTATATGCAGTTAATTCAGACGGTACAATAGCGGTAATGAATACTCTTAGAAGCGAGGGGCTACTTGGGTGGACTCATTGGGAGACAGAGGGCGAATTTATTGATGTCTGTGTATTATCAAAAGAGGTTTATTTCTTAGTAAAAAGAGCAGAAAATTACTTTATAGAGAAGCTAGAAGAAGATACATACACAGACCATAATGTACTTATTAAAGGCACTAAGCCAACAACAAGTAATATTATTGACGGTTCAAACAATATTATAGACGGTGACTTCAATATCGTAGACACTGATTACTCATCAGGCTCACCGGTGACTTCTATAACAACTGACTATAAAGATTTGTTTCTGGACACAACTTTTAAAGTAGTAGCAGACTTCTCAATAATGCCAGATGCAAAGCCGATAAGTGATGGCACAGATTTAAATCACTTTAACATAACGAGAGATGCGTATAGATTGGAAGTGGGATTAGACTTTGAGACTAAGATCAAGATGTTACCACTATCAACAGATACGAAATCAGGAAACACTTTGCACAGACGAAAGAGAGTAACTAAAGTAGATTTAAACATATTAGAGAGTTTAGGTGTTTATGTAGAGGATATTTACTCGCCAGATAGACAATTTACGGTAATATTAGATGAAGCACCAGAGCCATTTACAGGCTTTAAAGAGGTATTCCTTTTAGGGTATCAACGAATCTACCAATTTGAAATAACACAAGAGAATCCGTTACCATTACTCATCAGAGGTATTGGTTACGAGATATCTTACTAGGAGTCGGCAATGTTATGGCTTGCAGCAGTACAGGAAATCGGAAAAGCTAACCAAAGAGAAGCACAACTAAGAATACAAAAAGCTAATGCTAAAGTACAGTCGGCACAAGCAAGTATGCAAGGCGCACTATACGGTATGCAACTAGAAGCTAAATTCAATAAAGCAATGGCATCAGATGCAGTAATGGCAGCATCTCAGCATAGAAGAGGTGGCTCGGTACAAGCAATTGCACAAGCAGCAACTAAACAATTCAATTGGGACATGGACTTTGCAGAGATGTCTACTGAAATTCAGATGATGGGCGCAGAAGCAAACATAGCATCACTAGACTCAGCACAAAAAGCAGCAATGGGCGAGGGATTATTAAACGCAGGTATCGCAGGGTACACCAGCTACCAAAAATCAAAAGAGAGAACAAGCATAGACGCTCCTAAATCTCTTCTAGCACCAAAGGAGTCATAAGATGCTAAAAGGTTACGAGAGTCAAGCACAAGTACAACAAGCAACAGCAGTAAGCGGTACAGGGCTAAGCTCAACAATTCAAGCCAGCCAAGACTTTACAACAAGATTAAAAGAGTTCCAAGACTTCAAAGAGAAACAGCTAGGCAGAGCAGCGCAAGATACAGCGAGAGATCAAGCGTTTAAAGATGCTAAAGAAAACAAACCATTTAATAAAAAAGTAAATAATATCTACGGCTCAGTATATAACGAAGTAAGAACAGCGACTTATGCAGCAGACGCAGAACTAATGATCGCTAACACTTCAACTAAACTACTAATGCAACATGAAAACGAGCCAGAAGCTTATGATAATGCAATGAAAAGTTATGTAGACGGATTAGCTGATACAGCCCCTACTTCTGATTTACAAAGCGTTATTGCAATAGGTGGGCATAAAAGACGCACTAGCTCTTATGGAAAGCTAAAGATTGCGGAGCATGGACGCATCCAAGCAGCAAAGATCGAAACATTCAGTCAGTCAATGGAACTAGCAGTTAATCAAATCATTCAACTAGAATCTGACGGAGATATGGAAAGAGCAGAGTTTGAAAAGAAAAAGAACTTAAATTATATGAAGTCCATGAATAACAGTGGACTGATTAGTGATACACAAGTTCAAAAGATTATTAAAGATGCAGAGTATAAAATCACTTATGGCACAGCCATAAACAACATGGAAGAGATGTTAAGAGAGCCAGGTCCACTCAATGAGAACTCAAACGCATACAAATATCTTCAAGGAGCAACAGCAGAAGCTAGAGGCGACATGAGTATCGCTGAGAATAAAAAGTACAATGATGATTTAACCAAAATGTTTAACAATGAAGTGAAATCAAGAAAAGCATCAGAGACAAACTTTAAAGAAGAAGCAAACCTTAGACTCGGAAATGTTATCGATATTCTAAAGATAGGAAAAGCTCCTACAATAAATCAAATGAATGAAGCTAAAGCATTAGCACCTTACGCTTCTTTAAGCAAACAAGACGATATGAACCTATACATCGCTGCTTATGACATTGTAAAGAAGTTTGATTATATGTCTCTTCCTGAGCAAGAAGCAGCAGTAGCAAACTACAAAAGCACTCCGGAGGGTTCAGATACTGATGTTAAAGTAATCGCACAAGCTAAGGCGAATCTAGCTAGTCGTAGAGCAGATGCAAAGAAAGACCCAATGGCACAAGGTGTTGCTGAGGGTAGATACTCAATATCGCCTATAAATGTTTCTAATGGCTTTGGCGCACTAATGAAAGAGCTTCCAAACAGAGTAGCGAATCAACAGAAAAACAAACTAGAATATAGCAAAAACGCTACATCTCTATTTACTGAGGCAGAAGCTAGTGAGTGGGCAGCATATTTAGAAAGTGCAGATACTCCAATGTCAGAGAAAATCGACTTTATGAGAACTGTTACAGAAGCAGCGCCAAATCAAACCAATGCAGTATTTAACCAACTAAGAAAGAAAGGCGCACCGCTTTACACATTCGCAGCTTCTTTAGTAGAAGAGGGAAAAGATGAGGTAGCAAAAGGAGTGCTTAGAGGTCAAGGCTTACTT